GACACGGCTTAATGATATATCTAAGGACCGTTCTCGGCGCGATGGTGTGTTTTACAATGTGGAGATGATCCCTGCTGAACAAGCGGCGTTTACTTTGGCAGGGATGGATAAGTACCTGTTTGACGGCGCTTATGGAGTAGAGGGTTATAGTAATCAACTCTTACCTCTTAGTCTTGATGTTCCGCTTCGTGAGCGGATAGAAGTAGCAGGTAGACTTGATAAGTTGTTGTCAGGGGGTGGGATACTACACATAAACACAGGTGAACGTCTTGATAGTCATCAGATGCGTAAAGTGGTTAGATTCGCAGCGAAGCATACAACGTACTTTGCGGTTAATTATGTTATCTCACAGTGTTCCTTGTGTGGTTCCACGTTTGTTGGTACTGACGCTTGTCCTACATGTGGTAGTACGCAGGTTCAGAGGATGACCAGAGTAGTAGGATACTTCTCACCATTACGGGCATGGAGTAGTGAGAGATTACGTGAGTATACAACACGGAAAGTGTATTATGGAGGTAATGGTTATGCTTCGACTTATGAGTAATGAAGACATCAAAGAGGAATTTAGGGACCGGCTTACTAAGTCAATTTGGTGCCCCGCGTTGGATAGGTATCAGGCGTTGATCTTTTGTTTCGCGTGTTCTCGATTTTCTCAGTGTGATGTTACACGGGCAAACGACATTCAGAACCTTACGGTTGAGGATGTTATGGTTGACCCAGCGAGCTTAGCCAAGTCAGTGTCGGCTCAGATTGTAAAAAGTGAGGTGAAAGATGAATTAGTGAGGCGAAAGACACATCGGTCAAAAGCACCTAAAACGACAGGAGATCGCAAGCCAACCAAGGACAGTGTCTCAAAGGGGAGTAAGAGAGATGTTATAGTGTCTTATTTGAAAAATCACCCCAAAGCTACTGTGTCGGAGATCGCGAAATCATGTGGCGTATCTCAAGCGTATGCACGGAAAGTTTTACGTAACTCTAAGTAAGGATGGTCGGAAGTTAAGGGAGTTCTTGCTGGGTTCACCTAACCTAAGCCCGGCTTCTAAGTTGTTTTTTGATCCTGAACGGGTGAGGGGTATCCCACGGTCCGTTCCTATGCGTGAGTTAGAAAGGCTAGTCCGTAAACGCGTGGTCCAAAAAATTGGGCACATGATACTAATAAGGAGTAAAATACGTTTGTGATGGAATGTTGGGAGTTGCCATTTGTTTGTCATGACACACAATGTCGGTACTTCACTAGAATGACGTATGTTGGACGTTTGAGGTATGGGAATTGTGCTATCAGAGTCGCGAACGATGGGCCTCATACTCTCAATGAGCTGTCTGAGATTTTAGGAGTCTCACGCGAACGTGTTAGGCAGCTAGAAGCGTCGGCGCTAAGGCACTTGTCGTACAACTCGCTTAAACTAGATGAGCAAACGTTAGATATTGTAAGAAGGACGTTGAGCGATATAACTTGGCCACCCCGATCACTAAAGAGTGCTAGATCACTTGAGACATCACGTACGCACCTGCTTAAGCTAATGTTCGACCGGGGTGCTCTGCTTAGGTTTGTGAAGCGTAGACCTAATTTTACTGTGAGGCATCGTGTTAACCGGCGTGTTAGATGTCCAGTTTTATCTGACACGGTTGAAGCAGTTGTGTGTTTGTTGTGCGATCGACGGGGTGCTTGTAATGTATGTCCCGTCCAGGATGTCGATCCGCGTTCCTACTTTATAGTTGGGTCGTTCAAGGAACTCGTTGAAGCGTTGAAGGTTAAACTTGGCTTGAGAGCACCTGACAAGCTACGTGACAGGATTATCGCGTATCGTAAGGATCACCCAGCGGCTCCCATTTCACATGTGGCAGCTGCGGTTGGTGCGTCGTATGTTTATACTCGAAAGGTGTTAGGAGGGAAGTGAATATGTGGATAGCTGTTGACGTTCCTTTTAAGTACGCGCATTGGGTTGTGGAAGTCGGCCAATTCGGGCATTTGGTCTCGATGGAGCTTCTTCAATCTACGAAAACGTACTTTAAGTTTTACAAACGACTAGGTAAGAAGGGGCATCATCTGATAGTGAAAGATCTGAAAGAGTTAACCCCGTATGTAACTAAAGTTCTGAGCGAAGTTCGTGTGAGTGAGGTCATTTCTCCCCCTGATCCGGAGTTTGAGTTTATGAAGCAGGTTGCAAGATTAAAGATTGGGGTTATTGGTGTTCCTCAAGGTCGCAATCAAGAGGAGTTCTTTAGGCTTTTAGAATCAATGTATATGTCACGTTTTGTAACTGCGATCGGTTTGAGTAAAGACGCTATGGGTTTATTGTGGGATGCGCCGGATGTTAGGGTCCAGGAGGAGATGAAGCTGCTTTTATCCCGACTTCATGTTTTGAGGTACATGTTAACTCAGGACCTGACAGCGAAGCCGGTTCATATTTTAGGTCTAGCGGATCCAGAAGTTGAGTTACCTTTCTACCAGGAGATTAGCAAGCGTAGCCCGCTTAATATTAGGAGTGTTAGCACAACATATCCTTTTGTTGGTACAGATTTGGGTCCTGTTCAATTGAGGCGTGTGTTAGGTACACTCCTACGATTGGTGGAGACTTACACTTAAGGAGGTGTTCAGTGCCTGTAGTAGTTAAGAAGGTGAAGGAGGGGCTATACCATCTAATAGAGTCATCAACCGGAAAAAAGATTGCGGAGAGTCGTGACGGGCGCAACGCGCGGATTTCGGCTGCGATTAGGAACAAACATTGGCTTGAATCTCATTTGGTCACTTTTCAGGGACGGAAAGGTATTTGGATTACATTAAAGTCGGGAAAGAGAGTGTTCATTCCTCTAGAGAAGGTTAAGCAGTACTTTCGTAAACGGGGGTGGCCGATATGAAACACATGGGCTTAAAGTTGATCTTGTTGAAACATTCTTTGGAGTGTATTATTGCGAAGGTTTACGAGGAGGGATCTACGTACGTCTGCAAAGATCCGGTGCGTTTCATTCCTATTTCTCCCGTGCAGGTGCAGCTTATACCTATGACTCTTGTAGGAGTGAAGGAAATTGTTTACGAACAGAAGGATTGTGTCTTGGCCGCTCTGCCAAGAGAGGTTGAGTCGCGATATCTCCAAATCACAAGTGGTCTTGTAGTCCCAACTCTTAAAATTCCTAATGAGCTGAAGAAACGTTAGTTGGGTGTGTAATTATTAAAGTGTCTCACAAGGTGGTATGCTATGAAGATCGTCGCGTTACCAGATGTCCATTTAGGTTTTAGGAGTGGTTCAAAGGTCGTAGATGGGATCAATCTGCGTGAGAATGACGTCTACCATGCTTTTGACAATATGATTGACATGGCCGTCAAAGAGAGCCCGGATGTAGTTGTAGTTGTGGGTGATCTGTTTGACTCAACTCGACCGCCTGCCGCGGCTTATTGTGTGGCGTTGAAAGGGCTACGGAAGATCCAGTGCCCTGTGATAGTAATTAGTGGGAACCACGACAAGCCCTTACGCGACGCTTGGTCTCCATTGAGTGTCTTATCGGTCTTACCACATGTGAAGTGTGTGGTTGATAGTCCATCTACTATTTATGTGGAAGGTGCCTCTTTCTACTGTATTCCTTACACTACGACTCCTAAGTTTGAGGAAGCCGACTTTTTGGTGGCGCATTTAGAGGATAAATCTGTGTCCCAGTTTAGGAACCGTGGAATAGAGATTCCGTATGAAAAGTATACTTACTGTTTTTTAGGACATTTGCATATGTACACGAAGTTGAGTGAAAATGCTTGTTACATAGGAGCTGTGGAACGCTTTTCGTTTAATCAAGAGGGTTTCCCTTGTGGGTATTTGGTTTACGATAAGGGAGGTATACGCTTTGTCGAGACTCCAGCGAGACCATATATCACCTTAACCAGCCCACCACAGGCGTTAGATTCTCTTCAAGGCGCTATTGTTCGGTGCAGAACCTCTGGTGCTGACGTAAGTTGGGTTGAGGAGCTTCGACGCAGCGGGGTTCCGCTCCAAGTTACAGTTGAGTTGTCGACCCAGGAGCCTGCCAATGTACCGGAGTTGACCGTTGTTAAGCCGCTACTAGAGTCGTTTGACGAGTTTTGTGAGATGAAAGGAATTCCTCGCAAGTTAAGGAGCCTTTGTGTTGATGTTTTGAAACAAAATATGGAGTAAGTGATGTTTTTGATCGAGTTAGTTACATTAACCAACTTTAAGTGTTATTCACAGTCAAAGTATGAGTTTAATCCTGGATTCAATTTAGTGGTGTTACCGAATGGGGGTGGTAAAACGACGTTGGTTGAGGGCGTCGCTTATTCGCTCGCAGGGGCTGGCGCGATTCCAGGAACAGTGAGTGATTATGTACGCGAAGGTTCGTTAGGGTCTAGTTATGTTACAATGAAAGCCCAATTGGGCCAGAAACAGCTCGTCATAAAAAGGGGGCTTAGCCCACGGAACTCGACGCTGAAGTGGGGTCGCACATCAGTGACAAAAGTGACGGAGATTCAACGGTTTGTGAAGGATCATATTATGCCGCCTCAATTGGTTCGGACAACTATTTGCTGTTTCCAAAGGGAGGCTGCCTTAATCGCTCGGGCTGATATGAACACACGACGTAAATTTATCATGGCTCTACTTCGACTAGACGTCATTGAAAGAGCCTTGAAGTCGCTTTCATCACCAACGTCTTATACATCGTCTTTGCGCGCATTAGAGGATCAGTTGGAGGACTGTCAGAAGGACCTACAAAAGCTTGAGGAGGTCGATGACTCTCTCGAACCCGTACTACGTAGACAAATAGAGCTCTTACGCCTGAAGAAAGCCTACGATCCGGCCGCGGCGCAGAGACGCGCTCAACTACAAGAACAGTTGAGCATGCTCCGCACACTGTATCAACTACAACAAATGGCTTCAAACGTTGATTCACCTCACTGTCCCTTATGTGGTTCTACTACTTACTCACGGAATCATATCATAGAGCGCGCAAATGAAACTTACCAACAGATGTTGAGTCTTGATGCCGAGTTGAAAAGTCTTCCACCCGCTTATACTGTTTCACCTGAAGCGTTCTCAGATTTGATCCCTGATCTTGAGGAGGACGTGTGCCGGCAGTACTTGGATTTGATAACACAAAAGCGAGTTAAGAAGCATACTCTTGAAAACTTAAAGGAAGCTATCGAGAGAGCTCGAAGTGCACGCACGACTCAGCAAGCCCGGAAGGTGTTGAGAGACTTTTTGATGTGGATGTCTACTCCACTGATTAATTTCCTGTCTGTGTACACCACGAATATTTTGAAGGCGGGTGTGTTTGATTCATTTGAGCTAGACGAAGCCTTCAACATCAAAGTGGACGGAAAGGACTTCAATTTGCTTTCGACAGGGCAGCAGGACTATGTTGCGACGGTGTTTCGAGTTACGGTTTCGTATCTTCTCTCACTACTCTATGGCTGTCCACGCACACCATTACTGTTAGACTCAGTTGGGGATTCTCTGGATGAAGTACATTATAGCGCGTTGATGGACTACTTGTCAGGAGGGGCAACAAAACTCTTCTCTCAGGTAATCGTGACTTCACATAGGAGCGCTTGATGGAGTTGTCTGCCCTGAGTTTTAAGAAGTGTTTTATGTTCAGGCGAGAATTTCCTTCAAGGTGTAATGGTGTGTTCCGGTTTGACGAAGTGTGTACTCATTGCGACTACTTCTTGGAGTGTATGATTCTGAGAATCGCTGAGTTTGGGTGTGCGGGGAGACCTCGGACATTGTTGAAAGACGTGCTGCACACGGCGTTTTTGTTCCATAAAAAAGTACCACCACGTATGGCCTCGTATTTAGCACGGGATATTGAACCCTTCGCAGCTCAGCGTAGTCCTAAACTGAAGTACGCGGTTAAGAAGCAGATCAAGACTGCCTACGCTTTCCGGTTGTATGGGGACTTTATAAGGGGCTGGAAAGTACGGATACTGAAGCTGAAAGACAAACGCCATTTTTATTCATGTATTGAGAATCCTAAAATGTATGTTGACTGGATGACGGGCGACCAAGTACTGCGGGTGGGCCTCACCGCACGTGCGATTGTGGACCGTTTGATAAGAGAACCTGTGACGTTTTTATCTTACGAAGCAACTGGTTGGTGTGCCTACCAAATTTCACAAGTAGTTAAACTACGACGGGTTGCTTTTGCGTGGATGCCCCACCCAGAGGGGGGCGCGGTCAGGCGTGCCATGAAGTACTTTATCTCTAATCAAACAAAAGATATGCAACTACCGTTCCAAGGGTTTCCTTACGTGTCCAGAAAGGTAATTCTTTGTTTGCAAGTTGAGTCTGATAAGGACTGCTTGGAGTGGTTACAATGGATTGAGAAGTTCAGGTGCAGGGTTGTGTTTGTGTTTGCAGCGTTTAGACAGTTTCGTCATTTCATACTGTCTCAATGTACTATGTTTCCTATCGGATTCTATGTGGCTGAAAACACTCATTATCCTTATTTAGCGGTGTTTGACGTGTTTAATGTCAGTAAGTTGCGGCAGACTAATGAAGATTGAAAAGTATGGAATTTGTGCGAAGGGGAAGCTAACTCGAGATCTGATGAGTAAGGTGACGTTTTTAGTCCCTTCTATGCGTATCGTATACCATCCGGCAAAGGGACGCGTCCCGGAATGGCACCAAGAGCGAAAAGTGTTCTTGTTTGGTGACGAGTTCCCTAGTGGATTCCTAACTACCATGAAATCCGTGGAGGTTGTGGATTTAACAAAACCTGTTGCTCCGAAGGAATGCACGATAGAATCGCTCATGCCCTTTCAGCAGCGTGTAGTTGAAGAGGCGGTTCAATATCAATCGGCTCTTATTGTGAGCGCTACTAGTACAGGCAAAACTTACATGATAGCAGGGTTGTGTTCCGTGTTCCGGGATTATAGAGTGTTATGCGTGTCTCACCGGGAACGGATTGTAGTGCAAACCTACAACAAACTCAGGGAATGGTTTCCGAATGTAGGAATACGTACAGGTCAGAAGAAAAGAAGAGGTCGGATTATGGTTTCCACCTTCCAGAGCCTTACCGCCTCTCGATATGATGTGGTTCTGGTTGATGAGGCACACCATGTAGCGGCGCCTTCTTACCTACGTAAACTGCTTGGCACAAGAGCGTCTCGGTGGTATGGGTTCACAGGCACTCCAACGGGACGGTCGGATCGGTTGGATAAAGTAATCAAACTTGTTTTCATGAACAATGTGGTTAACGCTGCGTCTTACCATGAAGGGATGAAGATTAAGCTGGTTTGCCCTGTTGACTTCTGTATGATCAAATACGAAGGGGGGTACACGATACCTGGGTCCAAAGAAAAAGATATAGGTTGGATTTATAAGAAACACATTATGACCGATCCACGGCGCAACGAGCTGTTGGAGATGTTGATAACAGAGCTTAGTTCGCGAGGCGTTATAGTGGTTTTCTTGGGCCGGGTTGAACACGCTGATCTAATGTGTAAGAGAATACCCGGATCGTTCGTGGTTGATTACCGGACTCCTGCCAAGGTAAGGGAGCAGGTCAGTAGGTTAACCCAAGGAGTAATCTTCACTTCAAAGCTGCTTGAAGAGGGGATTGATAACAAACACATTCGGGTTATTATAAACAGCGCACCAGTTCGCTCTTGTATTAGCGTCCTACAGCGGCTGGGTCGGGGTATACGGTATCAAGAGGGGAAGAGGCTGTTGTTCTGTGATATATGGGATCAACATCCCTCAGTGTTGAAGTCTCAAGGTAAGAGTAGATATGATATTTACGTTTCAACAGGTTTAGGTGAGGTTTGTGTCGTTTGATCAGTTTGTGTTAGCGTTTGTGTTTGCGATGCGTAAGGAGTATCCAGGTTTCAGGATTTATCTAACTCCACAACGGGCAAAGACGCTACTCAGAGCGTATACTAGCTTCCTTAGATTAGCACCGTATCCCAGTATGGCCAGTATTTACTTTGACTATGTGTTGAGTAACTACCCGTGCAGTTCCGTGGACCTGATTTTGAGAGCAATCGCACGGAAGAAGACAATTAAGGAGTTCCTTCAATGGGCTGATAGCCATTTGGAGGAAAAGAGCCGATGGATGACATAGGAGTGTTATTGTACTTTGTTACGTATTTAGATTGGGACTTACTAGCGAAGACAAAAAAAGAGGATTTTGACCTCACGATTATTCAGTTACTGTTTGATTTGGTTGCGAGGTACGAAACAAGGTACAAAACATTACCACGACCTGACTTTCTTGTAGACGAGTTGAAGTCTAACCTACGGGGTAGACTGACATCGGTGGAGTCTAGTTATGTAGTTCAGTTTTTTGAGCGCTGGATGGAACAATCTTACAGCCCCGAGGACCAGCCCTATCTTGCTGACAAAGTGGTTCAATGGCTGAAGAGAAAGAGAGTGACAAGGCTTATCCGACAAGCTGACTCATTACTAAAACGTGGTGATGTTGATAAGATATCAGATATAGCTAAAGGTATCTCTTATATCGACCGTCAGTCCGCACCAATAGTTAATCATACAAGCGCTTTACAGGAACGTATGGAAGCCTGGAAGCGCGCTTACACTAAAGCAGGCGTCCCTTCTCCTCTTGCGCTTGGTCAGTTTACTTTTCTTTTACCTGGAGAAGTAGGAGCTATTTGTGCTCCGCCTAAGATAGGGAAGACGTTCTTTCTGATTTGGATGGGTTCCTATGCTGTTGTTAACGCTCAAGCGCGCGTGCTTCATTTTACTCTTGAGATGTCTGCAATGGAGATAGGGATCAGGTACGATTTAACCTTTGCTAACCAGTTTGGGATGAGATCAATTTGTGTTAGCGACTACGGAATGAGGTATCGAGAGATCGAACCGATCGTCTCGTCGTTCTTACAACCACCAGCGGTTCTGTTGCAGGTTGATGTGTCCTCTTACGCAGCGACTCCAACACTTCTTGAGTCAAAGTTCGATCAAGCATGTTCAACTTTGGGCTCTAAACCAGATGTTGTTCTCTTGGACTACTTGAACCTAGTACACTCAGAGCGTGTGAGAGACCAATCTCATTTGTTCTCGGTAGGTGCTGATATAATTGAGTGGCTTCACTCGTTTGCTAAGGAGAACCAGGTTGCTGTTTGGACCGTCGCCCGTGCATCCCGAGAAGGGATCAGGGCTCAGGAAACAGTTGGGGCTAGATTAAAGGGTTCGGACATAGGGCAGAGTTACGCGTTTTTGTATGGTTTGGATCATGTTGTAGTACTTTCAGATGTTACAAAAGGAGACGCGGCTAGTAATAGGTCGAGCACGATCCTGGATGTGTCTCTGGTTTACTCACGGCGGTGCCCACCGTTTTATGGGCTTAAGGTGGAGATTGACTATCCTTATTCCAGGTTCTTTGTTCCACCACGGTCACGTAGGTACGTAGAGGGTGCCTTATCTAACCCTTATAAGGACTTACAAGGTGTTATCCCTTTTCGGAAAGATGAGTGAAACTAGATATAACTGCCCTTTTTGTGTATTGATAGGGAAGCCCCCGGATACAAAAGGTCATTTGTATGTTAATTGGTCGAAAGGAGTTTACCACTGTTTTCGGTGTGGGGCAAAAGGCAGGGCTGCTCAATTGAGGGATGTGCCCCTAACGCTATACAAACATTGTGTTGATGTTGATAGAGTTGCCTTAACTGATCCACGAAGGTTTGTGAAGTACACTATTAGCGAGATCGAACTAAAGTACCCACAGGTCTTTAGGTTTCTGCAACGCAAAAACGCGGTTTCCTATTTTCAGCAGGTATATTTAACATTCGCGTCTACAGGCTACGGCTTGGTTATACCGCTTCAGTTTGACGGTCGTGTATCTTATCAAGTTAGAATGTTTGACTGCCCTACGAAGTATTTGTCTTCACCTGGTTTTCGTAAGTGCGACTTCCCTATTGGTTTAGATGAGTTGGTTTCCCCAGTAGCTGTTCTTGTTGAGGGTTATTTTGACTATCTGCCTCTGAAGGGTTTTGCGGTGTGTACTTTTGGTAAGAGTGTATATAGAGAGTTGCCTCAGATGTTGAGAGTTATGGGGGTGAAAAGTGTGGTTGTTCTTTGGGATAGTGATTCACACTTTGATGGTTTGTCAGATGCGGTTAAGTTATACAAACTAGGAGTGCCTAATTCGTACGCCGGGTTTATGATTGAAGGGTCACCAAGCGACTTTAAGACAATGGATTTGTTGAGGGTGACGTGTGTTCGTGTTAGTACGGGTGATTTTTTTACTTTAGGTGAGATTTTGGAAAAAGGAGGTGAAGTATGACGTTACCTGATGTTCAGAATACTTCGAGCCAGGTAAAACGCCGGGTTCCATGGGTTGGAGTTGAAGGGGTGAAGCATCCTGTTTACGTATTTTACCCTTCGTTGGGTTATGTTCGGACCCCTGCTACACTGTCAGTGTATTGTTCGCTAACTCCAGAGGTGCGTGGGATTAATATGTCACGTACTGTTGAGGTCGTCTATAAGTGCTTTGAGAAACAATGTCTGCTCGTGGATAACGTAGTAAAGTCTTTGGATTTTCTGAAGGAGAGGTTAGGTAGTGCGGATGGCTTTGTGAAGGTGACACTTGATTACTTCGTCGAAAAAACATCCCCACGGAGTATGATAAAACAGTTTCTGCCCATTACCACTTCTGTCGTAGGTATTTGTGAGTCTTCATGTACTTCGCTACTTATGATTGTAAAAGTACCTTACACTTCTTGTTGCCCGTGTTCGAAGGAAATAGCAGACGGAAAAGGTGCTCATAACCAGAGGTCTTTTGCGTCCGTTGCCTTAATCAACCCCAAAGGTACTGTATTGTTTGAGCATATTGTCAATTTGGTAGAGGAGTGTGCTAGCGCTCCTGTGTTCGAGCTTTTGAAGAGACCAGATGAGAAGCATGTAACAGTTGAGGCTTACGAGAACCCGAAGTTCGTAGAGGATATGGTTAGAGCTATAAGCGATCGACTCTTGAAGAACCCCGTTAGTGATGGGTTTTGGGTGAAAGTTGAACACCAAGAAAGTATTCATGTCCACCAAGCGGTTGCGTTCGATTGTTCGGATCGGGTCAATGCTTGGTGGTTCCTTCAGGAGGTATAAGATGCAAGAAATCTATTTTCAGGAATTGGTTAAAGGGTTTTACCCTAGAAAAGGAAATGTTCACGACGCTGGTTTCGACCTACGCGTCTTCAGAGTTCTTCCCGCTAATCATCCTGATCCGACTGATTACTCTAGTGAAGAAGATAAAACTTACATCAAAACTTACATCATCCAGCCTGGTGAAACCGTTAAGCTTGATTGTGCGTGTAGAATCGTAGTCCCACAAGGAGTTTGTGGTCTGGTAGTGCCTCGGTCTTCGTGGAGAAGAAAGGGCTTAGTTGCGATGTCAATCTTTGATCCTGGTTATCTTCTCCCCTGGACTCCATTTGCTACCAACTGTTACTCTGATGTCATACATATTTCTAGTGGGGAGAGGGTGTTGCAGGTCCTTTTTGTTCCTCTCTTCTATGGAGGGACCTTGAATGTTACTAAGTTACCAGATTATCTTTACGACAGAGGAGGCGGCGCAGGAAGTACAGGCAAATAAAAAGAAGGAGGAGGAAATGTCGGAGAGGAATCCAAGAGGACAGTTGCGTCCACATGATGGCCGTGGGCATGGAGTTGGCATGCTAGGGGGTCGTAGAGGTGGACGTAATACAGGCCCTTGCTCTAAAGGTGGTCCTGGCTTTGGTAAAGGTAGGGGGCGTCATTTAGGCGGCCGTAAAAAGTAAAGTAGCGTAAGCTACGAATAGAATTGTTGTACTAATAGGGGTCGATAATGTGTTTTGAGATACCATCCTCTTTTTGTGGGATCAAAGTCTATCAGAGTTGGTCGGCTTTGTATCTTTTTGAGTTGATATTTAAGACTTACGCACCAAGAAGAGTCATAGAGTTGGGGACGGGGTGGGGTGGTGCGAGCCTTTTTATGCATTTCCTGGCTAAAGCATATGACAGTGAGTTTATCACTTATGATAAGACGCCAGCCTATTTGGAGATTGGTAGAGGTAAGGTTCTTTTTCAGAAGTTTGGAGTTGATTTTCGAAAGGCTGACGTTTTTGAGCCTAAAACTATAGATGAGATACGTAAGCTAATCGAATCGCCTGATAGGGTCTTTGTTTACTGTGATAATGGTAATAAGATCAATGAGTTCAATATTTATGCGCGTTTCCTGAAGCCTAATGATATAATTGGGGTGCATGATTGGATGGAAGAGATAGTAGCGGGGGATATCAGAGTTGATATTGAAGGTTTAACCCCAATTTTTATGAAAGAGTGTAATAAGTACCACACGAAGCAAGCGTTTTGGATTAAGGTTGAGCCGGGTTCTTCCTAAGTCCTCCACACGTGTATGAAGAACACATAAGTAATAGAATACTGAAAGGTGGAGGATAAGAATGGATGTATATGGAGATGCAATGTGTGGATTATGCCCAATAAAGCCTAAGGTCAAAATTGTCCCGCCACATGGAGATCCACGCGCGGTGATTATGGTCGTGGGAGAAAGTCCCGGATCCGAGGAGCTGTTACGCGGGATCCCCTTTTGTGGTGCGAGTGGTGAATTCTTATTTAAATACCTGGGGTGGTTAGTGCCAGACGCGCACGACTTTGAGGACTTCTTACGTAAACGTGAGATGTATTTGTATATCACAAACGCGTGTCTTTGTTCAGCCAAAAACCCAGTTAAGTCGATCCGAGATAACTTTTGTATCCCACGATTACGGAAAGAGATTAAGAAAGTCAACCCTAGTTTAATTATTCCTTTAGGTGGGCTTGCTTTGGAGTACATAACGTCGATCCTTAACCTTAAGGGGTGTGAGTTACTTCAGTTAGCTCGAAAGGAGCCTTTGACTTCCATAATGGCAGTGCGTGGTTATGTTCTCCACACGGCCGATGGATGTGTCATTTTCCCTCTTATGCACCCAGCGAGTATCCTACGCCAGCGGGAGAGGGAATTTTTATATATGTGTGACGTTCAGAAACTCTATAGGGTTTTGACAGGAAATTACCAAGAAGGTCGGTCGACTTATTTTGTGGTGAACACTTTATGGGATCTGGAAGAAGTCACGCGCATGGTGGAAGAGCTACCTGAAGATGAGTTGCTTGCTTTTGATGTCGAGACTACTGGGGTGGATCCTTTTAGTGATAAAGTTTTATGTTTGAGTATCTCCTTTAAGGACTATGTAGGTGTTGTTATTCCTTTCGATGATCCGGTAGTGAGGCCATTTGTTGAAAGAATACTGAACTCGAGATGTAGAAAAGTGGGTCAAAACATCAAGTTCGATCTCGAGTTTTTATATCAGTGTGGGTTCACTGTCAATAACATATATTTTGACACTATGTTAGGTCAGCACGTATTAAACGAGAATATACCTTGTGACTTAGTTACACTAGTATCGATCTACTTAGACTACCCTAAGTACGATCTGCCCTTAGAGTTGTACAAGAAGGCTAATAAAGTTAAGTCTTACTCGGAAATTCCTTCCTCGATTCTATATGAATATACTGCACATGACTCAATTGTAACACGTCTAATCGCGCTGAAGATGATTCCGAGCATTGAAAAAGAGTACTCCTACTTATATTGGAATGTAGTGCTTCCTACTCAAATAGCGTTAACACATGTCGAAATTGAAGGTATGAGTGTAGATGGGGATCGAGTTCAGGAGTTGACTAAACAAGTCGCAGATGAAGTAATAAGCCTTGAGGAGGATTTGTACAGAAGTGTTGGTAAGAAGTTCAATCCACGCTCTTCAGCACAGCTGAGTAATGTTCTTTATTCGGATTTGGGCCTTCCTGTGCTTGTAAAGACAAAAGGAGAGAAGGCGTCAACATGTGCCGAAGCGCTGCAAAAGTTACTCGCATGGGCTAAGCAGAAACAAGACACGAGGGCTTTATCCGTAGTTGACTCACTAATTAAGTTGCGGAAGCGTCAAAAGGTACTGTCTACATACTTGGCGGGAGGGAGAGGTGGAATCTGGAGGTTTGTGGCAAAAGATGGGAAAGTCCATCCTGATTATCACGTAACTGGTACCGTAAGTGGGCGTCTCTCTTGTACATCACCTCCAATTCAGACCATACCGAAATCGGCACTACGATCTATTTTTAATGTCCCACCAGGTTATAAGTTTATTGAGGCGGACTATTCACAGGCTGAAGCACGAGTAATGGCATATGTTGCACAGTGTGCAACAATGATGGAAGCGTTTAGCACTGGGCGTGATATTCACACAGTCGTTGCGGAGCGCATATTTAAAAAGAAGATTCATAAGGATGATATTGAGAGGAAGATGGCTAAATTTGTTGTATATGGGTTGATGTACGGTCGTCAGGCGCACAGCGTCGCCGATCAGTTTCGGATTCCACTCAAAGAGGCTGAGGCGATCATGAACCAATTTTTTACGGAGTTCCCCGAGATTAAGTCTTTCATGGATTATGTAGTGGAAGAAGCTAGATCGAAAAGAGTATTACGTAACTTGTACGGTAGGACTAGGATTTTCCCTCCAGGCCCCTTCCTGTCAGAATGGGAGAGACAGGCACTTAGTTTCGTGCCGCAAAGTACTATCGCGGATCATACTAATCAATCTCTTTCGATGTTGGTCGAGCTGTTGAAGTCAAAGGGATCCGGCGCTGTTGTGATTTTACAACTGCATGACGCAATAGGAGTTAAGTCGCCTGAGGATTGTGTTGAAGAGGTTGGAGAGATAATAAAGGACGTTATGGAACGTCCAATTCCGAATACGTCCCTCGTTATCCCTGTTGATATTAAGGTCTCTGATAGATGGGAGGGGGGCGAAGAACTATTTTATTAGGAGGTATGGTATGTTAGACATCGAACAACTCAAGAAGGACTTAGGTCAGTATTCATCTACAGTTGGTTCCTTCTGGAAGCCAAAAGTGGGTCGGAATTACATCAGGATTCTTCCCCCATGGAAGCCCGACACCCATTTGTTTTACAAGCCTGTTAGGTTGCATTGGGTTGGATCACGAAGTGTGTTGTGTACACCAGGGAACTGCATTGTTTGCTCGATGCTTCAAGATCCTGTTTTAGCTCCCTCGCTCGAAGGGAAAATCAACACGATAAACAGGTTCCTCGTTAATATGGTTGACTTGGAGGACAAAAATAGTGGTGTACATGTTTGGGCAATGCCCCCGATAATATGGAACCAATTCGCGCAGTTCTGTATTGATCCGCAGTGGGGTGATCTGACAGATTCAAAAACAGGAAGGAACGTAACTGTAGTGCGTGAAGGTTCAGGGGTTAAATCGACAAAGTATCAGATTATCCCCGATCCACAGCAAACCGAGGTTGATCCTCAATTGTTGACTAAAATGCATGATTTAGATAAGATTTATACTAAGGCGACACCCGAGTACATTATCAGTTTGCTGCAAGATGAGAGTATAGACGTGGCTGTTGCACCGCTTGGTTCACAATCAGCATCAGCACCAGTACCACAACAGCCAACACCAGTACCTCAGCAACCAACACAGCCCCAAGCGCCGTCAACGCCAGTACCACAACAGCCGACACCAGTACCTCAGCAACCAACACAGCCCCAAGCGCCGTCAACGCCAGTACCACAACAGCCGGCACAGCCTCAAACACCACAGACTGGGTTTGACCCCCAGAAGGTGAAGGACGCATTAAATAGGTTGATGGGGCAGAAGTAATGAGTAGTCTAGACACAGTTGTAAAGAAGATGGAACGACGATTTGGATCGCTGGGCGCATTGGAGGGGGTTAAACAGGAAGCGCGTGGTTATTTACCTTCATGTGTACTGCCGATCGACTTTGTTTTGGGCATGCCAGGCTTTCCACTTGGTAGGGTCGTTGAGATCTATGGGTTTGAATCAGTTGGGAAGTCAGCAGTTATTGCTGCAATTATCGGAGCCTGCCACCAGTTCAATGGTTTCGCGGCTTTGTGTGATTCTGAGTTTTCGTATACAGAAGATTGGGCTCGATTGTTTGGGGTAATTCCTAGAGATTTACTACTACTCAATCCTGACAACTTACAGTTAGTCGGTGAACAGTTTCTGTTCTTATGTAATGAGTTGAAGGACGTGTCTCCGGTAGTGCTTGCACTAGACTCAGTTGCAGCAACTCCTGTGCTTGAGGAGGTTGATAGTGATTCGTCAGGGAAGTCGTTAGGACTTCACGCACGAACGCTTTCACGTATGTTTAGACAGCTTACGACTCACATAGCAAGGTTGAACGCCTTGTTTGTCGCGACAAATCAAATGAAGGAGAAGATAGGGACGTTTGGTTCTGTAGGATATACTAAGATCGGTGGTCATACGTTCGACTTCCACAGCGCAGTTCAGATTCTATTGAAGAGGACTCAGTTGATCAAGGCTAAAGAGGATGAAGTAATAGGGATACGCCTTGAGGTACTCTGTGTAAAGAATAAGTTACGTCGACCATATCTACGGTCATCTGTGGATTATTACTTCGACTCGGGTTTTGATGACTCAAGAGCGATTTTGAGCCTCGCGTCACAATGGGGTTTTGTGAAAAAGTTAGGAGGAGGTTGGTGTGAGTTTGAGGGTCAGAAGTTTCAAGGCGCCGCACCTCCTGAGATCTCTGAGGCGATTGAGAAATCTGTTGTGTCTGCGTTTTATGGCGATCTTGCCCCAGCAGTAACGCAGATTAGGCAAATGAGGAAAGAGGGAGGTAAATATGTTAGCGACGTTCCCTCAGACGAAAGCGGAGAGACGCCAGAGGTACCTCGAGAAGAAGGTGCTCAATAAGTTCCACCCGTTTTTATGTTCCGAGATTGAAGCGACACTGCGTGCGAGGTTGCTTGGACAGGTTAGACACTTTAGTTGTGCTCTGCAAGGTTGGTTGTACTGTGTATGCGTTGACTTTTCTATAGTGAGATTAATGAAGGTGGGTCTTTATGGGGATTTACAGAAAGCAGTACGAGACGCGCTAAGCATCACCCAACCAGTAAGCCTTGTGGTACAGAAGGAAGGTGTGGCTACTTACTTCTTAACAGCTGTGAAGGATTTGCCTTTTCGGGTGCAGCCATTTATGTATACAGATGGTTTTTTCATGTGTGATTTTGATAGAGTACTTTCGCGTTTAATGGAGGTACAAAAATGAAGGATAATGTTGTTATTGATGTAGTGGTGGGTTTGTTGGTTTTAGTATGGATCTTGACAGGGATTTGTGTTGTTGTGGAGGGCGTTCATGCTTTGCTTATGTATGTTGGACTCTCGAGCGGAACCTTGGTTTACAGTTTCGTAGCGATAACAGTGCTCCTTATTTTCTTAGATTTTATAATGCAACGACTATTGACTCGGGATGAATAGATGTCTGGAATTCTGAAAATCGCGTTTACAGGTGATAGGGGTGTCGGTAAGACTACTTTAGCAAAGGATGTAGCTAAGGCACTGGGGATTTCGACCGTTGTTGTGGATGTAGGTGAGGTTGATGGTCTTTCTGAAGAGTTGAAAACTTGTTACTGTATGGCTAACTATATTCTGCTATGGCTTTCAGAGTCGTCGTTTGTTTGTGATAGGTGGTTTTCTGATAACCTTATGTACGCACCAGCCCCTCTAGTTCGTGCCTTGAAGTATTTATTACGTGAGTCTCAGAGAGATGTGTACCATTTTTATGTTCCTCCTTTTAAGGGGGAAGAAACTACATATAGTAAAGCCGTTAGGAAGTTGGCGAGGTATGTTGTAAGAGGTGTCACTAGAGAAGAACGAGTTAGGAGTGTGTTGGCGAAACTAAAGTGGTTAGAGAAGAGACGATCTGGTATAATGGTCGAACGATTTCTGGACAGTATAGGATGTACAACCGAAGAGGGTAAACGTCACTTTCTTACCCGTTTGGCAGAGAAGTACAGGACGCAAATAAAAATCGCTGCTAAGTTGGGTTTTGATGTTAAGCCTGTGAGGGCACTGCTGTTCAAGTACGGAATTAAACTCCCGGGGAGTAGTTATAGTCGTAGTTGGTTAAGTAAAGCTTACCTTAAATTAGGTAAGGACGAAGTTAAGCGGCAGGTTTTGGAATGTTTGTGCACGTCGAGCAGCGCGAAGGAAGCGACTCAGAAGTTGATGCAAAGATTTAACATTTCAGAGTCAACGGCAAAAAGGCTTTTGCGTCACTTTAAGGTGATACCAGGGTTTGGGTACCAAGTTCTACCCCCAGAGGATTTAGGGGTTCGATTAGAGTAATATAGGAGGTGGACAGTGAAGTTAATGATCAACGCACCAATTCCTCATCTAGACTTAGTGAGCCACTTAAATCAACATCTCGTATTGGCTCACTTACTGGAAGGGGAGTATTTAGAATTTTACGAGAGGCAACGCGAGAGTGGGGCATACATTGTCTTAGATAATGGAGTTATTGAGACAGGAACGCCTCAGATTGATAAAGCGAAGGTGGAAGCGTTGCGTCCACATGAGGTTGTCGCACCTGATTACTTGTATGACGCTGAAAGGACTTGTGAGGAATCTGCTAAATTCGCCGCTCTTATAAGATCGGAGTTTCCTACCACGAAGATCATGTGTGTTCCTCAAGGGAACAGCCCTAAAGAGTACATGGAATGTCTGAAGGTATTTGTAGACGCACCGTGGTGTGATGTGATCGGCTTGGGTAAAGCAGCTTCGCTTGCTTTAACTCCGAAAGAGGCTCGCCCAAAACAGCTTATGCCCGCGTTCGTGGTAGCGGGACGACACAGAGCGCTGACTTACTTGATGGAGGTAGGAGCTGAAATTCCTGTTCACATCTTAGGTTTGGGTCACCCTAATGAACTTCGTGTTTATGGTGCTTTCCCAAACGTGAGGTCGGTTGACACTTCCTGGTGCTTTCGAGTCGTTCAAGAGCGGGCTGTGACTGATTTCCATAAACAGCTAAGCCCTCACCAGTTGGTGAAGTTAAAGGAATTGATGGCCTTTTTAGAGTCAATGTGTAAGTAATGAACCTTTGTGTTGACTTGTGGTACAATGGTGAGTATTATAAGGCAGTCGTACTGGTGGAGGGTTTGGTTGTACCACATGGGGTTACAGCGGTTAAGGGCTGCTTTAGTGAAACGAATGCTCCAAGATCTTGACGGACCTATTGATAATGGCAGATTTGGATGGGAGCTCACGGTTGTGAGTCTGTTATGGCTTTTGAACGCGAAAACTGAGTTCAACCTAAACGCTGCTTCCTTTGAACAACTCACAAAACGTACTGTCAATACGGCATATAGGTTTGGTATACCTGAGGAAAGGGTTATTGTTGGATTATATTTGTTGAAGTCTCTGAATCGGGGAGGTAAGTTTTGAAGGCGTGCATCTATTTTCATGGGGATTTTGATGGGGTAGTGTCGGGCGCGATTATGTATAAGCTCTTAACGTCACTAGTACCGAGCGACACGATCGAGCTTTATTCTATTGATTACAATCGCGCTGACGAATGGGCGCAGATGAGGTTCAACAGTGACTTAGTTACCGTGGTTGACTTTAAGTTCACAGAAGGACTGCTTTCAGCTCCGTTCTTCATCTACGCGGACCACCACAATACAGGTATTACAGACGAGCAGTTACTACGCGCTAAGAGTGCGCCAAACGGCTTTTGTGTTTTTGACGCATCAGCACCTTCTTGTGCGGGGATGATATCACCTCTAGCTGACTTACACCCTGAGGTCATACGTTGTGCGGATATGGTTGACAGTGCCAGCTATGACAGCCCTGAACAAGCGTTGAAGATGGACAAGCCAGAGGTGCTTAAAATCGCCGCCGCCATCGCATCTGGTGGGGATGCATTACGGCGTAAAGTGCTACTTATGTTAGCTACCCAACCCATTAGTACTGTAGTCAAAGACAGTGAGATAGTCTATCTTCACGCGAAATACGCTTCCCGTCAGTTGAAAGCTTTGAACCACTTGAGCCTTAACGCTGAGGTCATAGGAAACGTTGGGATTGCGTCCTTTCTTGGTTGTTTCTTCTCGTCACGCTACGCGATTTTTGTTTTACATCCCGATATTGATTACTCAGTGTTTGTACGCACATATCAGGACAACATCTACTTAAGTGTGGGTCGGAATCCTTGGAAGGAGCTGCGTAAAAGGTATAATATAGGTGAGATTATGACGATGTATGGGGGTGGGGGTCGTGAAGATGTTGGTGCTGTGGTCTTACATGACCCAGATCGTGCCAACGCCATCGCTCATGACATCGCTGATAAGTTCGCGTCAGGAGCGTTTGAGTCTTATGTTGTAAGTTAATCGCTTTGCGCGGAGGGTAGAATGTGGTTGATGACGAAGGTGTTACGCGATTTATGCGACGACAGGGTTCGTCGGATTTACATCCCTTATGGTAAAGGACGATTCATTTGGGTTGAACCCCATCATTGTATCTTTTGGGAACGCTTTAAAGCAATGTTCCCTAAATGGCGTTCAACTGCAGTGAAGTACCGTGCGAT